TATAAAATATAATCTTGATGGATTACAAGATGCTGGATCAATATTAGATGTACATAATTTTAGAGATGGATCTGGTAATGCAACAGATTGGGTAATTAATAATATGCCTAATATATCTCAATCTCAATTTGGTAAAGCAATTGAAATAGTAGATAAAAATATTAAAGTTCAAACTTTAGTTAGTAAAGCAATTAATAATGGAGAAATAATTGATAATTTTGAAAGTAATGAACAAATGGAATTATTTCAAACTGCTATATTAAGAAGATATGGAATTAATGATACTAATTTAACAGATGTTGAAAATCCACAATTAGCATCAGTAATGGAAGTATTTAAAAATCAAAATATGGAACCAACAGCTATAGTTAAAAAAATACAAGGTAATTATAATGTTAATTTTAATACACCAGGAATGGTAGATAAATTTGAAGAAAATTTAGCGTTGTATAATTATATAAAATCAAAAGATATGTTTCCATATCTACCTATAGAAAATGAAGATATATATATTAAAGCAAATGACTTTGGTGTCATGTCTATGGCTTCAAATGAAATGAAAGCTGAAACATTAAATAGATTAACTGGTGATAAAGATTTTACTGCTAACTTAGAAAAAATTACTAAACATATAGAAGACAATATTGATGTTGCAGTTAATAATATGCGTTGGACTATTAATATGCAATACAGATACTTGGTGGCTTAAAAAAACTTTATTCCCAAGTGGTAAAAATAAATTTGCACATATGTTTATACCAGAAAGTACAAGTCTTTGGTATTATGGCACAAAAATGGCACCACAAGTGCAAAAGGTTTGGTTAGATAATACTATAAATCAATTAGCTCTTTTAAATGCTGGTAAAGAAATAGATATTAATACTAATGAAGGTAAAGTTTTATTTTATAAAGCTTCTATGCAGGCTCTTAATTCTATGAATAGACAAGGTTATTCTGCAACAAGATTAAATGGTACAGGTGAAATAACTATGGTTAAACATGGTTTTGAAAAAGAAGTAGGATTTACAGGTCAAGGATTAGACTCTGCTTTAATTGCACAAGCTAACTGGTTAAAAAATAATTTAACTGATCTTGAACAAAAAGAAAGATTTGGTTTTGAAGCTATTACACCAGATGGTAAAAAAACTAAACCTGTAGATATTTATGAGTTAATAAAAACAGAAATAGATAATGGTAAAAAAAATCTTATTATAGAACCTACAGGTACATTTCATAAAAATGGAAAACCTCATTATCATGTAAAATTAATTAATAATGAAAGAATTATTAACCTTACACAAGGTGATAATTATTTTGATCCTACAGGTTTAGGAAGTAATAAACTTGCATCTGAAAATCTTCCAGGATCAAGATCAGAATTAATGAATACTTTAGCTGAAAAAAAATACAATATGTTTATGGAAAAATATGGAGGATATATAGATGGTGATAGTAAAGTTGAAGGTTGGATTAGGAAGTTTATGTTTTCAACAATTAAAACAGGTATTGAAGCTTCTGATTATAGGTTTTATCCAGATTTTCCTGGTATTAAAGATGTACCAGCAGAAGTAAAACCTTTTGGTTTTTTATTAAAAGTGCTTGGTGCAGATGTTAATGTTGAAGATTATTATGATCAAGGAGCAAAAATAAATAATGAAATAAACGAAACTATTTCTTATGATCAACAAATTGTAGGTAATATGAAAATTAGTGAAACAGATAAATTAATTGAGTCTGCATTTCCTCCACATAAAACATCATATACAGATCAAAATTTACAATTAGGATTTAGACAACACGTATATAATAATTATGAAAATAAATCATTACCTCTTACGTTTAGAACTAATAACTATATGGCAGTTATGAAAACAGATCAAACATGGGAAGGTCAAATGACTGATATAGATACTGGTAATCAAGCTGCAATATTTGCTAGTCCTGTTGATTCTATTAGAGCTGGTATAAGAGTTATGTTAAATAACTCATCATTATCTCCAACAGATACAACTAAAAGATATGGTGATACACCTACTATAGAAGAAATACTTACAAGTTATGCAGAAAATACTTCTATCTATTTAGATTCTTTAGAAGAAAAAACTAATTTTACTAGAGATAGTCAAATAAACTTTTTTGATTCAAATCAAATGATGAAATTAGTTAAGTTTATGATTGAACATGAAATGGGATCTGAAGCATTTAATGAATATTATCCACCAGGCAAACAAAGATTTTTAGATGCTATGATATTAGAAGGATATAATAGAGGTATTAATTCATATGGTGGTAAACTTGGTAAAATGAATTAATGACAGCTTATCCATTTACACCTTCTGATGCAAAAAGTTTAGCAGAACAAAGAGAAAATCCAGTTCAATTTGATGTTATTAAAGATTTTGCAGATGGTTTTGCAACAGAAAATTTGCCAACAATGGCAATTGATTATTTAATAAACAAACAAGATTTTCCAGAAGACGAAACATATAATCCTAAAGAAGATCCACAATTAAGAAATTATACAGATTTTTATGATTTATTTATGTTTAGTAAAAGTGCTGCTGAAAGCACAGCTATTATAGAAAAATTAAAAAAAAATGCAGAACATAATTACTCTAGTCCTTGGTATCATATAGGAAAAATTACAGGAGCTTTTACAGATCCATCTACATTATTATTATTTAGTAAGTTTGGTCAATCAGCTAAAATATTTGGTAGTGCATTTACTGCTGAAGAATTAGCTAAACAAATGATAGAACCTACAAGACCAGATGACTATGTTCCTTGGGTTGTTGCAGGTGGATATGGTTTACCATTTATTATGAATAGAATGGCTAAAGGATCTGTAGGTGCAGGTACACAACAAAAAGTTATTGATGCAGATAAAGCTTATCATGCACCATCTAAAACTATGACACAAGAAATTTACGAAGATGGTAAATTTATTAATCCTACAGATAGAAGAACTACAGGTTCAGTTGGAGCTGCTGCTAATGAACAAAAAGTACAACCAACTCCTAAATTAGAATTTGAAGGTGAAAAATTTGTAAAAAGTAATTTAGGTATATTTGGTGAAGATGGTCCTTGGACTAATGTATTTAGACTTACTAAATCTTCTTCTAAAACTGCAAGAACTATGATTGCAGATATATTAGATACACCATTGTTAAAACTTAAAAATACAAAAGAATATGGTTTTAAATCTACTGATGCATCTATTGAAACAAAATTAAGAATGAGAGAAGTCGGTAGCATTGAAGCAATGAAAGGTATTAAAGAACAATATCTTTTATATATAAATAGAGTACAAGGTAAAACTCCTAAAACAGAACTCGGTATTAATCTTCATAATAGATTTAATGGTGAATATATGAGTCTTCAAGAGTTTGCAACAGAAGTTACAAAAACAAGATTAACTAAAATGCAACATGATATTCCAGAAGTTGCAGCAGCTGCAAGAATATCAGATGAAAAAGTTTACAAACCAATTGGTAAAGATATGCAAGATTTAGGTATTAGAAAATTACCTATTGAAAGAGAACTTGCATTTTGGAAATCTACTTTAGAAACTATGGTTAAAAAAGGTGAAGCTAGTAAAACTTTTAAATCTAAAGTTGATGGACAAACATCTCAATATTCTAGAACAGAAATACAAAATAAAATTAAAAAATTAGAAGATAGATTAATTGGAGCTGAAAAATTAATAGAAGATTATATTAATATTATTTACATTAAAAATGCTATAGAAAAAAATAAAAATTTATTTAAAGATATTGTAAGAGAAGATTTAATAAAACGTGGTAAATACATTAATGAAAAAAAATTAAATGTATTAGTAGATGATTTAGCTTCTCATTTTCCTTTTGTTAGATTTGAAAAAACAAAATATACAGATAATATTGATGATCTTATTTATGAAAGATATGCATTTAATAGACCTAGATATGCTAGAGCTACAAGAGCTAGAGAGTTAAATCTTTTACCAGAAACACAATTAAAATTAATAGAAAATGGTTTTATTGTAAGTGACATATTTTCTTTAATGAAAACATATTACAGACAAGTAACTCCAGATATTTTATTTACACAAAAATATGGAGATCCAAGTGGTCTTGGATATAAATATATTGATGAAGCTAATTCAATGACTTTTCCTGGTCTTATACAAATAGCTAATGAATATAATTTAAAAGCATTAAAAGCTAAATCAAAAGAAGCTAAAGCTAAAATTATTAAAGAAAGAAATGAAGTATTAGAAGATATGGAAGCAGCTATAGAACTTGTAAGAGGTACATATGGTTTACCTGCAGATCCTCATGCTTGGACTTCTAGAGCTATGAGAACAATGAAACATTATAATGCTCTTACAATGCTTACAGGTTTTTTTGCAGCTACAGCTGATGTAGCCAGAATAGCTATGACATCTGGTATTGAAAGAGGATTTAAAACTCAATTTGAAATGTGGGCAGATATGCTTTCAAATAAAAATGCAGGTATATTTAAAGCAGGTAAAAAAGAAGCTCAATCATTTGCTGAAGCAGTAGATATGGTTACAGGTCAAAGAGCTATGTTATTTTCTGACATTGGAGATATGTTTGGTATGACTTCTAAAATAGAAGGCATGATGGGTAAAGCAGCTAACTTTAATTTTATGTATGTAAACTTAATGTCTAGATGGACAGAGTTTATGAAAAGTGCTGCATCTGTAACTATTGGTTCTAGAATATTAGAAGACTCTATTAAATGGCGTAAAGGTACATTAGCAGATAAAAATAAAACTAAACTTGCTGCTTCTGGTATTGATGAACAAACTGCAATTAGAATAGCTAATGAATTTGATAAACATGGAACTAAATTAAAATATAACTTTATGGCTAATACTGCAGAATGGACAGATGATGCAGCTAAACAAGCTTTTGGTGGAGCTTTAAATAAAGATATAAATATTACAATTGTAACTCCAGGCAAAGGAGATACTCCATTGTTTATGAACTATGAGTTAGCTAGTACTATTGTTCAGTTTAAAAAATTTGCAATGGCAGCAACACAAAGAATGTTGTTAAGAGGTATGCAAGAAAAAGATTTAGATTTTTTATTTGGTTCATTTTTATTAATGGGTACAGGTATGTTAGTAGATGCAGTTTACAGCGAATTTAGATTTAATAAAGATTATGGTAAAATGTCATTAACAGAAAAACTTCTTAATGCATTTGATAGATCTGGACTTGGTGGAATTTATGTAGATGTTAATAGAGCAGTAGAAGCTCTTACAGATAATAGAATTGGTATTAGACCATTACTTGGAGAAGGTAAACCTTATGGATCTTCTATGAGATCTAAAGTAGGATTAATTGGTCCTTCGGCATCACAAATTTATAATGTAATGGACATTATGTATGATGTAGGTGGTAACAGCTATAATCACTACACAGCTCGTAATGTGCGTAGATTAATTCCATTTCAGAACGTATGGTATCTAGATTGGTTATTTGACGATATAGAAAAAGGACTTCGATAATGGCAATAAATATTTCTGATGTAGAACCACGAGTACAATATACAGCAACATCTGGTCAAACATCTTTTACTGTACCTTTTGAGTTTTTTGCTAACGCAGACTTAAAAGTTTACAATGGTAGTACACTATTAAGTTTTGCTGCATCACCATCTGATGCTACAGAATATTCTGTAACAGGAGCTGGTGTAACAGGTGGTGGATCTATTACATTAGGTG